CTCCAGGGTTCCTTGCGGAATTCCATCCCTGGTTGTTGTTCCCGAAGGCGGTTAGTTTGGAAGGTTCATGCAGCTGACCCCAACACCTGTGTGTTGACTGCTAACCCACTGTTGTTGTGACAACAGATTGCGATGGTGCCCGGGCATAAAGTAGCCTTTGAGCGAAACCACCAAAGATCCCAAACGATCGATGGTGATGTGTTGACGGAACTAAAATACGGTAGAGAAACATTCTCCTCTTTGGCCACCGGAACAGATCGGTTGTTCATCCGTTTATGTGCGTTGGTGCACTAGCCCTTGCATAGTCGGCAGGCCTTACCGGCCTGTGGGTAGTTGCTATATAAACCGCTTCGCCCACACTCTAGCCCACGGAACGGGCGACCGAGTCTATTGCAATTTCTTATTGTAAACGCCAGAGTAAACAAAATCTCCCACCTAAATAGGAGACCTAAACCTATCATCAAAAGAACCTGGAAAGAAAACGATGTTGCAGAAGACCTGAAGGCCATCTGGCGGTAAAAGTAGGAAATCGACGGCAGAAGATATGTTAGAGTCGAGTTCTATCCACATCATGCACTTCTGCGTGTTATCTCTGTTATAGTTGAGATTGCCGTTGCTCCGTCCTGCCCTAAGGAAGGAAAAAGCGCCGACGTTACCCGGGGCCAACTCATAGTTAAGTAAAACGTGCCCCTTGAACCCATTGTAACACGAGATGACACCAGAGTCGGGGTTATACGTTATGTTCGGTATACCACCTAACGCATTACCCGCGGCTAGCTTGTCAGTGCCTGCAACACCATACCACCTGGCGAAGTACGCCCCGTTGGAAGGGAGCGCGTCGGGTATGGAGATGTTGTCTTGCTCGACGATTTCGTCCTTCTCATCGCGTTGAGGCCGCACCTTTGTCACTGGGTTGATTGTTCCGGCGCCACCCCAATCGTCTGTCACCGAAATGTCCAGATTATTGGGCAGCATCGTCCTGGAGAAATCAGCCCCTTGCATGAGCAAGGTGGCCATAGAGCCCGGAGGCATGGTCATCCTTACTGTGTACCTCAACCCTTTCTTAGGCTCACCGCCTACTACAGAAGCATTATTGTCTAACACCGCTCTAAAATCTCTCACATTCGCTGTTGTGTCCACACGCAATGTCGGCCGTCCAATGCCAGGTTTATAAGCCTGTGGAACTTCCAAAACAAAATTGACACGCAGTGTGACAGGGGAGACGTTCGTAATGTCCGATCCCCCCGTTGTCGCCTCGTATCGCAAAATGTTAGGGGCCGAAGGATTGCCAAGAACCATGGTGCCACCCACACCCGCCACGTCTCCTATCGATGAAGGTTTGCTTGTGACAAACTGTCGATTGAAATCGTAGGAGGGTTGGGCGGCAGGCACCTAAGTGCTTGTACCAGCCTCAATCATCTTAACCCCTTGCAGAGTTGGATCGATTGGGTCAATGAACACAGGAGTATATTCTAGGAAAATTCTACCAACCACATTACTTGCTGAGAAATCGTCGTCCATGTCAGCGATGACAACGATTCGGCCGACAGCGCGGTCATTCTTTTCCTCATTTGAGAGAAGGCTCAGATCTTTTGTGTAGTCGTAGGCTCGGTATTTTGGGCAAGCTAGCGTGAATTTGTCCCAAGGTGCGCCCCGCACTGCCCCTTTGATCGAGGTTAGTGACTGGAACGAGGTCGGGGTATCGTCCTTGAAATCCGACAGGAAAGCCATCGAGATGGTCCCGTTTGTCGACGTCGACACCCTCGGTTCGTACCACACCTTGAGGTTTTGCATCCCCCACCGCTGGTAAGAGGGGGCTATCCCCCCGAACCACGGGATCTCTTTGGGGTGTAAAACGAATTCTTGGGCCTTGTCGGTTGTTTTCTTTACCGGGATCACCATCTCTTGTCGCCGCACCGGGGAGGAAGTAACTGTCGACCGCACTGCCCGTGGTGTAGGGGCTACGATGAGCTGGATGTTGTTTCGTTTCTTCCCCCCGTTTCGCTTGACGGTGATCTCCTTCGCTGCTTGCTTGTTCTTCTGTTTCGCCGGCATATTTGATAATGACAGTAGCTGAATAAAAATTGTAATTAATTGTTGTAGGAATTTTGAAAAGTGGTGAGTATTGGATCCCGCCACCACTAGCGGGACTGTACATCGTGTTGTACAAGCTGTGTCTAGCTTGCGGAGCCGTGCAGTCTCTCGGCATTTTGTTTAGCATAGACGTCATTCGATAGGGCAGACACGCCCCGAAATTGGCCTATCCCCGAAGGGCCGGAAGTATTAAGCCTTGTGGCACCGGTTTGGTCCATTGTTCAACACGACCCAATGCTTTGTTAACCCAGTGTGCTCTGGGGTTCGGTATTGTATGCTCCGCAGCCTGTGGAACTAGCACTCCAGGTAATCGTGATCCCAGACGGGATACGACATTCCTACATCCTGGGGTGGTGTGTAAGAAGGGGTGGTTTGTGAGTAGTGTTTTTCGAGTTCGATCTGCATGTCCGGAGGTATGCCAAAAGCCTTCCAGAAGGAAAACCTGGCCATATCAGTAATGGGCAGGCCCCTCCTGTGCATCCCGTGGGATTGCCAGTACAGCCCTCCGTCCTCTGCAGTGATTTTCCGGGGTGCTCTCCCTTTTCCAGCACGTACAAATGCCTTGTAGAAAGAGTCATAAATTGGAATGCCACCCGCCAGTGACGTGCCCGACATTCCAACCCCTTTGATCCAGCTCTCAAACCCCTTGACGCTATGCCAAGGTTTCAGTGACACACAGTCTTTTGCAAGTGCCGTCCTAGGATCGCGGACCATAGTCCACGAGTTCCCATCAAACACTGGCTGCGACTGACAGAATACGACCTCCTCAAGCTCGTACACTGGGTCTTCAACTACCATCGTGAAGCCCATGTCCCTGAACCACTCTTTGAGTCCTGTGGAGAAAGAAACCAAATCTTTACGATGGATGAACAACACACAGTCATCCCCGTTATTGGCGAGACGATAACGGATGTTCTTTCCCTCACAGTAGGCCATGCACATGGATGACGCCAAGATACAATTACCAAGCCCGGTGTTTATTACGCCTGAAAGGCGGGTGCCTTCAACATCATACTTGACAGTGCCTTCAGCTGTTCGGCCAAAAGCACTGGTGTTCAGTTGTTTACTAAGCAACCACTCCAAACGTCTTCTATCCAACGGACTCTTGAGCAATGCGGGGTAAAACGTGTGTTCGAACCTTAACGCTTCAACCCCAACATGCTGATCGAATCTCGACGCATCCAATCCTATAGCCACACAGTCTCCTGTGCCTCCCATCTCCTCCCAGTGCTGCGCAAGACACGATCCAACCTGTGATGCATTCTTACCTTTCATCACAACTTGGTGCCCTGCCTCTGCAGCGATCGCCTCTAGTATAGGGTGTTCCATCGGCTTCACGAACCGACCCGTTTCTAGGTTTGCTTCCGGACTCATTGGCGATACGATCCGTGGTACTGCGCCTGGCTTAAGTGTTCTCTCGGTCTTTGTGAAAATACTGACCTGGAAATCGCGCGCGCAGAGATCCCTCCATCGCAAGGTCTCTACGGCTATCTGGTATACTGCTCTCTTTTTGCCCGTGTACAGGAGAGGATAATCCTCTCGTTCCACCGGGGAAACGTAATGACAGCGCCCCAAGATGCGTTTGCGAACGTCACTTAGCCGGGTTTCAAAGACGCCCGGTGCGGCCTGAGGTGGCCGCACGAACTCTCCGTGCTCGTTTTTAACGTAGAAAACACGTTCTTTGACTCCCGTGACGAGATTTTGTAAAGATGAATTAAATGCGTAGATTTGACGCGGCGGGGACATCTTTTGCCCCACCAAGAAAGTGCGTCTTACGCGTGTCTGAACACCCTGAATGCGTGATACCGCCAAACTGGGAGGGTTAGGTGCTATGGACTCATGTCCATCCCTCCCCGGTACACTCACCGGGCATCCCTAATGGTCACTATCATAGTGACCACGTCGCATGCTGAACCATGCGCTCCAGTACTTCATGTCACGTTTCTTGTGTTGCCTCCTTACTGCTGGGGCGTTATCGACCTTGTGGGCCAAAACGTCCATATCAGTGGGGACAAACGCGATCCGCGTTGCGATAGGAAGTACCTTCGCGATGTCAACACGCCGCACCTTGTCGGCCTCCATTGCCTTCCTGATCCACGCAGAGACTACCATCTCTGACGAACGTGTGTACGTCGGGCTGTGGAAGTGACCATGCGCCAACAGCGAATACGCAGCCCACCAGTTCTCGTTAGAGACACGTGGTTTGCGCACATCACCCTTAGCCTGCTCAAGCGACTGAACGGGGTCCGCAACGGTGGGGTTTTGATACTCCTCAACCATATGCTTCACCCTCAGCTGCTCTTCCGGGTGGATGTACCCCGAGAACAGCATTTTGAATGCCATCCACGGACCCACCTTCACCTTGACGTTGCGCTTCACAGGAACAATGTGAGCCTTCAACTTCCACTCTTCGTTATCCTCATACTTCGACAAATCAGTAAGAACCGGCGGTGCTGGTGTGCGTGGTGCGTTGATCGGCATAATGTATGGTGTAATTGTAGAGTAGAATGTGGTCTATGGGACCATCAACCAGTGGCTCTGTCTCCCTGAGCGGGGCCCCCTCGCGGTAGCGTACGTCCTATTGCTGTAAACAGTAAACCCATAGGCGGGCGGGAAGTTGCGTATCCAGGTCCCTCACTGGCTTAAATGCTATCCGCCACTGATGACGGTAACGGGGAATGCGCCCCGCATCTGTTCTCTTATCGATCGCTGATGGAGCGGCTGCTATAATCAACTGGCAGCACAGGCCTTTGGCATATGGGATTCGCTTTCGCCGTTACCCAGCTAATCACGCCGACGGGATCAATAACGCACGACTGGTTACGTTTGCGCTACTGTCTTATACCGCTACCCTCCGCCTAACGACAGTGTTGGTCTGCCGTTCTGATCACGTCCACAGTTCGACGTTACGGTGATCAACCGGATGCATCAACCTTACCAAGCATCGGGTGAAGTGCTTAACGCTGCACGCGTTTGCGGATCCGCAGTCCTTGAGGGATATTACCAGCGCGCTCCGAAGATACGCCCCCCCTTTCTGAGCCTTGCCCTGTTCGCTTTGGCCCGAAACTCCATGCTGCGGC